TATAGGAGAGACGAGAGATATCAAGCCCCAAAAACGAATAATTCTAATAATAATTCAGATAAGAATGCGTCTTTAACAAGTGGAAAGTTACCTGGTACGCCATATACAATGTTTGCCCCCACCAATAAACCACGTAATCCAAATCTCGAACCGCGCCCATATAATTCATTGATGGATTTATTTCGCTAAATTTATACTTTATAGTAAAAATTTAACATTTATCTGGCATACATAAGACCAATGAGTCCACCTGTAATACGAATTATATTATATCTTTCTTCAAAAACACGAAGATCAAAATTATATTCATTTAAACGCCAATTATCTTTGCGAACACCAATAATACCCCCTGATGGGTCACATAAAATATCAATATTTGACATATTTCCATTACAATTATCTGATATTAGTGGTGGTTCAATGGTCTGAAACTCAAAAATAACATATTGCCACTTATCTACATTTTGAGCACCCGAGGGTTGATAAACCATCCGATTAGTATCAATGGCAAAACTATACATATATAATCCGTCTCGACCATCGCCAGTTGTCCTTTTATACTTTTCTATAAAATTATAAACACCAGCATTATGAGTATTTTCCCTGTATTCTCCTCCTAACATAACGCCCAAATTAATTAATATATTTTTAATATTGGCATTATTTCGACACCCTGTTACAAGCCAACCCATTGGATTTGACATATTAAAAAGGGGTGTCGAACTAATATCCGGAATCAGACCCACCCCTGATGGGTCCCATCCAAATAAAGAAGTTGGTTGAGTTTCTTGGTAGGGCCAATTAGAATAATTACTCCATTCATTTCTTAAATTTGCATCGCTTCGCCTCCATCGAAACATATAACTAGAAATCATATTATTGCTGCGAATTTTTACTCGTTGTGAACCTGTAGCATTATGAAAATCATATTGATATTGAGCCTTTATCAAATATTGATGATCTTTTGCAGCAAACTGCCTTCTCTCATCATTACCCAAAAAAACATATGTGGAAACTAAATGTATATCTGTGTTCCAATCATTTCTTTTATTTTCATATTGCTGCCAATCTGCTAACCAATTCGTCCACCCGTTCTCTGACTCCATGGGCGCAGGCGGTATCAGGGGAGCCGGAGCTGGGGGTTGCTGTATAAAACGCCATAGTTGATCTGTTACAGAAGCCGTATTGGGTGCTTTTCTTCTACCTAAACCTGTCGGTGGCAGACCAGGCACCAATGGACAACTATATGTTAATTCATTACTTGGCTGGTCTACATAACGGATTGTAAATAGATCTTTTACTGGACGAAATTCTATACGAATAAAAATTTCTTGATACTGTAAAGCAGTCAACGGGAGTGCTAATTTGGTTGAAAAACAAAACCACGCCAAAAGTGGAATGTATAATTTTCTTCCTCGGATGGAAGGTTCAATCCCAGTCTGTACGCATGTATCGCTATAAACAGCATTAGGATATACCCCTTCTCTCTGAAAAGCATTTGCCGGATTATTGAGTTCAGCCATATTACCAATCATTCGATTAATAAGTAACCTTTTACTCCCTTCATCTCGTGAAATTACATTTGCCATCCATTCCCCACTATATTGGTCTAATATAGTTCCCCCAGAATGAATTGTAACACGTCTAATCATATTAAAACCTAAATTTTTAATCCACTGAAACTCATATGGTATCGCATTGAGAGAAGGATCGCGTACATTATATAAATCCGGACGAGGATAAAAGGGGCTCCAAATATCAGGTAAATTTACTACAATATATGTATCCCAAAGAAGTTCAGCATAACGTTTTACCTTAAAGTCGAACGTGGTATCACTATCAAAAGATAAATTTCGCTGTCCTTCGTAATTAAGGTTAAAACGCTGTAACCCAAAATTAGTATATTTTCGATATGTTGTTTTAAAAAATGTTTTACTTGGATTTCCATTCAATATAATATTTGCCGCTCCATATGCTACAATATTTAATAAACCGCCTGGCATTATTTAATATTGTATAATATAATTATTTTAAAACATTATAATCATAAATATATATTATTCATTTAGCACCAAAAGAAAAATATTTAAATATATATATATACGATGACCGAAAATCCTATTATGAAAGCTATAAGACAAACACGCCAACTAATGGCTGAATATCTATGGGTTTTAATTATAATTTCATTAATTGGAATAACCTGGTATTATCAGAGACAAATTAATAAATCGACTAATAATGACTATAGTATAAAGAATGCTTATAAGAAATATCCCCCACAGTTAAGTAATATTAATGAAGTAGATGCTAAATTTATATTTAATCCTCTAACAGGAACTGGACACGTTCGTGATTACTATATTGCCAGTAGTTATAATTCTTGTTGTGGGGGCGATTTTCAAGATGATTATGTTTCTTTTGTACCCTTAAAGGAAGTTATTTTTCATGGCGCTCGCGTTCTTGATTTTGAAATTTTCGCTGTGGATGAGGAAATTGTTGTGGCAGCATCACCCAGTGATTCCTTCTATATCAAAGGAACATATAATAGTCTACCATTAGGTGGTCCAAAGGGTGTTTTAGCATATGTTAATAGTCATGCTTTTTCAAATGGAACCTGTCCCAACCCTGAGGATCCCTTATTTGTTCATCTAAGAATTAAATCCGATAAAAAAGATATTTATCATAAACTAACGAAATATGTTCGGGAAGCTTTTCCAGGTAAATTGCTTGACGCAACATATGGATTTGAAGGGCGTTCAGATGCGCCAGGGGGTGGAAAAAACATTGCACAACAACCTCTTCTTGATTTCCGTGGGAAAGTTATTATTGTATGTGACCAATTGAACAATAATTACCGCGGAACTCCTTTTGAAGAGTTAATTAACCTTTCGGGAAATTCCGCATATTTTAAGGAACAAAGAAATTACAATGTTCAATATACATATAATCCCGAATCTATGGAAAGTTTTAATAAAAAAAATATAACTCTTAGTATGCCTGATATTAGCGCATTAAATGATAATGTAAATGCCGCTCTACATATGTCATATGGCGTTCAAATGGTTTGTATGAGTTATCAAAAAATGGATGATAATATGGAACATTATCTTGATAAATTCAATTCTGCTGGAACCGCTTTTATACTAAAACCAAAGCACTTGCGTTATTTCCCAATTACTATACCCATACCACCCGCACAAAATCCACAACTTTCTTATGCGCCAAAATCTATTGATCTTCCAATGTACAAAACGAGTATTTAATTTTTTTCCCATTTTATATTAAGTAATGAACTGTAAAAAAATGACATTTGAAGAATGTGAATTAGCTATTTTACGTCAAGCGATTGATAAGGCAAAAACTGAAGTAGGAAAATCACTCATCCTAAATCCCGCAATAAAAGAAATTATAGAAATTGTAGAAACATTTCTGCGGAGTAAAAAAAGAATTTGTTATGGGGGGACAGCTATTAATAATATTCTACCCTTTGAATATCAATTCTATGATAAATCTGTTGAATTACCCGACTATGATTTTTTCTCTCCTGAACCATTAAAAGACGCAAAGAATTTAGCAGATATCTACTACAAAAAAGGATTTACTGAAGTAGAAGCAAAAGCAGGTGTTCATGCTGGAACATTTAAAGTATTTGTTAATTTTATTCCTGTTGCGGATATCACTTTTTTAACGCCAGAATTATATAAAAGATTATCCAAAGAAACAATTGTAGTTTCTGGTATTTTATATACCCCGCCTAACTATCTGCGTATGTTGATGTACTTAGAACTATCGCGACCTCAAGGCGATATTAGTCGATGGGAAAAAGTATTAAAACGTCTCACTTTATTGAATAAAAATTATCCCCTACGTGGAAAAGATTGTAACTTTATTGAAGTTCAGCGAATAATTGATCCACATTCTAAACTTTCTAAGTCAATGCAACAAAAAATCTATAATATTACAAAGGAATCTTTTATCTCACAGGGTGTGATTTTTTTCGGCGCAATGGCAAATCGCCTTTATCTCCGCTATTTACGCCAATTTAAATATAAAAAAATCCCCCAAGTACCCGATTTTGATGTTCTTTCTGAAGATCCCGAACAATCCGCAACTATTTTAAAAGAAAGTTTGCAAGCCCAAGGGATGAAAAAAGTAAGTGTATTAAAGAAAAAAGGGATTGGTGAAATTATTGCACCTCATTATGAGGTGCGTGTTCATAATGAAACAATAGCGTTTATTTATAAACCACTCGCTTGTCATAGTTATAATATTATCAAAATAAATAGGAAAAATATACGCATTGCCACAATTGATACGATGTTAAGTTTCTATTTGGCGTTTTTATATGTTAAGAGACCATATTATGACCCAAATCGAATTATTTGTATGGCAGAATTTTTATTTAAAGTACAGCAACAAAATAGATTAAAACAAAAGGGATTATTAAAGCGTTTCAGTATTAACTGCTATGGAAAACAATTAACGATTGAAAAAATGCGAGAAGAAAAAGCTGAAAAATATAAAGAATTAAAAAATAAACGCGGGACGAAAGAATGGGATTGGTATTTTTTGCGTTATACACCCGGAGATGAAAGAGACAAAAATGGAAAAAAGCAAACAGATAAAAAGAAAACAAATAAAAAGAAAAC